ACTTTTTTTTTAAAGCCTGGGGCGCTCTCTTCATGTAGAAATGCAATGCAAATTGATAGCACATATGTTAAGTTTTTGCATAAAAAATACACGCTAGATTTTTATTTTCTAGCGTGTATATAATTATCTCCAATCTAATACTCTAAATTTCACATAAAATTTTCCAGCTTCTGCCTCATAATCAAATACTTTAAACCCTATTGTTATTACATTAGGTGAGTTAGCATTATATACCAAATTAGCGTTATATAGCATTGGGGTAGGGGTGCTTGATTTGCCGTCAATATTTACTATTGCTTGTACTTCAAAACCGTCAAAAATATTTTCATCTGGTAGTCCAATTGTTGAAATAGATGTTGGGTAGTAATTTAGATAAGATGGGTTAGCACCGGACATTGTAAAATTTGTTGTTTCTTCATAACGAACATTTGGCGCAATAGCTTTCCATGTGCTCCATGTATTTCCTAATTTTTGACGTGAGTATATACTTGCTCCATAATCACCTGTGTTGTATAAATATTGCACTGTCGTTGGGTCTGGATTTGTAATTGTTTGTATATAAATACATCCATAATCTAAATTTGTATTTGGCAAGTCTGAAATTGTAATACCTGAATTTGAATCAGTGTAGTATATACCTGTATTTACCAGACTGCCCGCTGAAGTGTTTGCAACTAGACGTTGAATCATAAAATTATTTCTATTCATAACATTCCATGCATTCCATACTCCAGACGTTGGATTGTATATTCTGAATCGTATATCACCCGTGTCAATTCTGATAACAATTTGTACCTTTCCGGAACCAAAAGCACCTATTAACATAGTACCTGATACAATTAAACACGTAGTTCCAGCAGGTAAATCACTAGGGTCATTAACCCAATTAAGACCACGTCGAGCAAATCCAAATTGGTTATTTAATTCATTAAAGTCTATTGCATCTCCAAATTCTTTCATATATGCCATGTCTTTATCATTATACCATGCATCCCATGTTGCCCCAGTTCCGCCAAGTCTTTGACGTGTCCAAATTCCAGATAGTGTATCAAATACATATTGCACTATATCTTGACCGTTTCCGCCCAAATTAGTAGTAAATAAATAAGCAGGGAGCGCACCAGAGGACGGTATATTTTTAGTAGATGTAGCTAATAAATACAACCCTGTGTTAGTCATATTGTTAGCATCATTATTAAAGGTAGTCGCGATAGATGTATCATTAAGGTCATACACCTTGCAGACATCTTGTGAAACCTGTGTTTCAATCATATTAGGAACATTTGCAGTTAACCATGGAATAGCAACTTCATTTACAGTGTTAGCAACTGTTTCAGGAATATCATCAACAACTGCTTGCATAGCGTTTACACGGTTGTTAATCTGTGTCATAAATAAATTTTGTTGTTCGGTTACTCTGTTTTCAAATTCTTCAACAGTTGAGTTAATAGATTGTGTGAATTGAGCATACAGAGCATTCATTGATTCTTCATATTTATTTTGACTATCGGTTACTCTGTTTTCAAATTCTTCAACAGTTGAGTTAATAGATTGTGTGAATTGAGCATACAGAGCATTCATTGATTCTTCATATTTATTTTGACTATCGGTTACCTGTTTTTCAAACCGTGTAATTTCTGTTGTAACCTGTTGTTTAAAATCATTAATAATTTGTGTTACTTGATTAATAAAATCTTGAATTTTCTGATTTGTTTCAGCCTCATATCTGTAAACTTCGTTAGTGACTTGTTGACCGAATTGATTATATTCGTCAATTAAATCATTTATCATTTGTTCCAACTTGTTAATTTTTTCAACATATGACAATGATTCATCAAATACACACGGTAAAACTCTTTGTGTCCAAAACCTAAAGTTTGGAAACTTGTTAAAATCGTTCAGCATGACTATACACTCCTTACCAAATACCTAAAAATAAATCGGATAAATCTTCAATAACCATCATATCAATATTTAAAAATGTTTCACGATATAAATTTAATAATTCACTTTCACTTACACCGCCGTTATTTCCTTTTCGTCTTAGTTCTGTTTTTTCATTGTCTGCTCTTGTCCCTTTAGATGTACCTTTTGTTGTATTTGTTGATTCGCTTGAACCTGTTCCGCTATCTGTTGTAGTGTCTGTACCGTCTTCAACAGTCGCGTTGGTTAAATAAGTGTCATTCAATATTTGATTTTGTGAAGTTTGTGCTTGTGCAATATCTGAAAATTTAGATATTTTTCCGTAATCTATTTTAGATGTCCCAGAGGTTGTTGTTGAACCCTTTCCGCTTCCTGTTGTATTAGCTTCGCCCAATGTATTAGAATCTAGATTACGTGAAATTTCTTCTAAATAATTAACATTTGACAATGGCTCAAGTTGAATTTGTGCTGATTTGTATAACTGATTGTAATAAGGCATTATCTCATTTAGTTTATTGTTAAGACGGTTTTTAAATAACGCTTCTGTTTCGAAACCTATTTCGCGAAAATAATAATGTTGTATAATTTTATTATTTAATGTTTCACGGTATGTTTCGTCAAATATTGGATAGTCTTTCATTCCTAAATCGTAATCACCTTCAATTAACCAACGGAGTTGAATTGTATAATGACTCATCGCTTTCATCCCCTTTTAATTCTTTTCTTAGTTTAACAGAGATGTCTGTTCCGTATAAGGAATTAAATTTTTCTGCCGCTTCCTGTCTACAGAGTAAACCAATATCAGCTGATAATCCTACAAGTTGATTATTTGCGTTAACTTCATCAGTGATTAATCTTTCGCGCTTGTCTGTATTAGCATTGTTAATTCCATAACGTGTCATAAATTCATCAATGATTTTGTTCATTAATTCAGACATTTCATTACCGATAAACGGTGCGTCTGTTTTTATTACTTTAAATTCGCTATCATTAAATGTGTCGTTGTAACCATAAATAATTGGTTCGTTTCCGTCATACTTCATGTAGATGTTTTTCATAGTTAATTTTTTATTATCGGGGCAAGTAATTAACAGGGGCGTTTTCTGAACACGTACATTAATATCAATTGTTCGTCTAATTTCATACAATCGCATTGCATATTCACATACAATAGGTAAATCCGGTTGACGTAAATAGTTGTTAAAGACTAATGCAACATCGTTTAAATTATAATCACGTCTAAAGTCTAAACTGTATCCCTGTATTTCAGTAGGTAATTGATAAATGTTTAGTTTATCAGCTTCGGCATAACGTAAATTAATTTCGCCGTATTCCTCATCATTTACTAACACTGCTTTTCCATCTTCAAAACAACATAGTTCTAGAAACCTAGCGTTCATTGTTTCAGGTAAATTTACCCATTCATATCTGGACAACAGTATATTAGCAAGATATGAAAAGTACACCATAAAAGCTGAATTGTTTTTAAACCCCGCAAGATTAGTATCCCAAATTCTAGATTTATTTCCCATGCTCTCACCCCTTATTTAGTATTAGATTGGTTATAGTTGTAAGCACTATAATTTAAAAATGTTGTTGGGTCATGCCATATACGAACACCATTATTAAATATAGATTTTATAACATTTAAATCATCCTCTGGAACATCACCGTCAACAATAATTTGTGTAGTTTTAATATAATCATAGTTGCTTCTATTGTTATAGTTTACTGATTTAAAGTCATTAATAGCGTAACCGAATTTATCAAAATAATTATCAATTTGCTTAAATTGTTCATAAGATGGACGAAAAAACATTAAAGTAAAACACAATTTTCTTTGTTTTCCAATTACGTTACCACCATTTGTTGTACCTCTACTATGGTTTGGCTGTAACTGCATATCTTGAACACGTGATTCAATTTGATATTTTCCTTGTAATAAATTCAATGCTCTATTTAGATTTTGTGACGCAAAATTAGCAAGTTCACTCATCGATGTACTTTCAACGGCTTTGCCTGTAGCTAATGATGCCGCTGCAGTTCCTGCTTTATCAGCCATCTTTGCTGTAAATTTCATCAAATCAGTTGCAAACCCCATAGCAGCGTTAGTTTCTACAGCATATTCTTGATACGCAAGTGTATTTTGATTTAATGCTAACCATTGTTTGAATGTATCTATTGACCATGCACATTGTTGAAAACCGTCTAATAATATCCCGTTTGAAAAATCTCCTTCACGATAATTTCTAGGGTAACACACACTTTTTACAGGTGGTAAAGGGCATGTACTAACTCTAAATTGTATATTATCACCTGTTGTTTCTGCACCATCAAACCATTCTTGCCGAAATGTTAAACTACTACCATTATTATTAGTTAATACAACCTTTGTAAAGGGAAAACTAAATAATTTTTTATTATGTGCGTATTTTATATCAGTTGTTTCATGCGGTCCGATATCAATAGATTCCATTTTATCACTTATAAAAACCTGTGTTTCTGATACAACAGGTACATTTGTTGTTGTCGGATAATAACCGATTGGTTTGCCACTTTCAAATCTAATTGATTGATTTGAATTATTCCACGCAAAGTCAATCGGGCAATGGAATATTGATATTATACTATCTGCTTTATTTGCAGTATCGCTTGTATAATGTGCTATATATTTTTGAAGATTTCCATTAATTAAATCGTTGTAATAAAACGGTATGAGATACAACCCACTATATGTATGGTCTATAGCTGATGTTGTAGGTTTTTTAAAACTGCTAGTACTTTCATCATACCATTCTGTACATAATAAAATAATACAAAAATTATTTGTTTGATTTGTTGTAACCTTAAAATCTTGCCGAAATCTTTTTTCCTCAACATATCTTATATTTGAAAAATTTTCTGGTTGTAGATTTGCCCCAATTTTATCTTCACTTTTTGGAATATGTTGACGTTCAATATAGGATTCACGAAAATTTAACGCCGATTCCCACGTTTGCCATGCATCAATTGAAAATCTAATTTCTGTGCAGTTTGCGTTAATGTATTCGATAGAATCTACAAATGCGTAAAACCATTTTGAGCCTGCAAAGTTTGTATTTCTGTATATCATGTAGTTAATATTATATAACGATTCTTTATTTTTATTAACCCGAATTGCTCCTGTTCCTTTTACATAACTATATCCTGTATCAGGTGTTAAATTGTAAACAGTTTTACCCGAAAAATAATTATATCGTTTTGTATCATCTGTTCCAAAACTTAATACATTAGTATAGTCACTAAAAGGAACGGAACATAACTTTACCTGTGAATTAGGTACAAACGTCATGTTCCGTCACTCCTTTCTATTAATTAACCGGCGGGTTTAAAAATAACAGCATTTGCGAACGGACTATATCCATATGTCTGCCATACATGGAAGAAATGTTTAGCACTCATATTAGCGGGATTTACAAAAGTATTGAAATATCTTGTTTTATCCCAAATTTTAATAAATGCGCTATCACACAACATCGCATAAGCCGTAATAGGTGCTTTAGTAGTTCCCCCGAAATCATCTAGTACGATTGTGCGCCCCATAAATTCAACTTTAGACATATTAAATGCAGTTGCTAAACTGTCTACATCAAGACTCGCCAATGCTTCGGGTGTAATCAAAAGAACCTGTTGGTCTTTTGGTGTGAACGTTTTGAATTTTTTAGTGTCTGCGGTATTCATTTTATTATATGCGTTATACTCGGTACTAAAGAATGTAAATTTATCTGACAATGTTTTTACCTGTTTAGCAAAAGCATTCGCAGTTGTCGAATCTGTCGGCATTGCCATTTCAATAGCTGTAATATTTGTATCGGTGATAGCTGTAGAAATGGTTGCTTTCGTCCATTCGTATTCAGCAACTTCATTAGAACGATACAAGTTGTCAACAATTCTGGAAACTAAAGTTCCGAAATTGTCCCAACTGGAAAATGCAAGTTGCAATTCCGCTTCAATGTTAGTAACTTCAAAATCCTTTTGACGGTTTACACGGTAATATGCTACTTTTAAATCAGGTGCTTCATTTGTCAAAAGTCTATTTCCGGTAACGTCATAATCTTTTTCACTTGTAAGGTTAATAGCAATTTCACGCACGTCAGATCCAAGGATTGAGTCACCGCGTTTAAACATAGATAACGGATTTTTCCACGTTCTATACTCAACGTAAGTCATACCAATTAAATTGAATAAAGTTGTGTAAAAAGCGTTTGCTACTTCGGTCCATTGCAAAATTGGCTTTCCGACGGTTGCTAAATTGTTATCAGTTGCCATTCCTATAGATTGTGCCGCAACCGGCGACATGTTTTTTACTACTGTGTTGAATACTTCAACAGGTTTATCAAGTTTTACTCCCATAAAAAATCACTCCTAGTTAAAACTAATAAAATCTTTTATATCCTTTGGTTTATCTTCGGTTTCTTCTTCCTGTACGGATTCTTCGAACTTAGATACAAAACCTTTTGATAATAATAAATTTGTGTTTGCTTCTTTTAATTTTTCTACATATGTAGCCGTTTCGGCTATTTTTGTTTTGTTGTTTTCGTTTTCTTGATTAAGTTGTTTTACATTCTCCATTAATGTATTTAATTCTACACTAATATTCTCATTGTTTCCTTGTTTTGTGATTATTGTTTCAAATAATTCATCGAAATCCATTACTTTATTACCTCCAAATTTTTTCTATCAATTGCCGCTGTTACAGTTTTTCCACGTCCTATTACAATACGGTTTTTAAAAGTCTTGCCGATTTGCAACACTTCATAACAATCATAATATTGTATGAAGTTTTTCTTAGTACCATATATAATAGGTTTTAAAACCCTAACAACCGAACCGACTTTTAATTCTTTAGGTGTATTTGTTATTTGTCCTCTGCTATCATACATCTTTTTTATAATTGTTGGATAATCTTTAAATGCGATATTTTTATCAACATTCTTTGAACGGTCAACTGTGTATTGCCGCATACCGCACGGAACACTTTTTTGCAAGGTTTCATCTGTTGTTTTGGTCCAGTCTGCAACCCATTTATCAAAACGTTCCAAACGTTTTAAATCTAGTTTTTGCCTAAAGTATTTGCGACTAGCATATATCACAGCATAGTAGCCAGCTTTTTCAATTTTGTCACAAAATGCAATACATAAATCAGTTCTTTGTGCAATTGTAAGTTTATCAAGTTTCTTGTCTTCTATATCATAAGCAATAGGATATAAAGGGCGGTTGCCTTGATTGCTTACTTTATCTACAATTGACAAACAGAAATCTGCTTCATCTTCGGCTAACTTTTTAGTTGTTGCGTAACTATAATGATAATAGCCGAATGGTTTACCGTATTTAATACATTTCTTTACATTGTTGTAGACCTGTTTATCTTCTTGTTTTGTTCTATTTTTACTTCCGTACCCTGTGCGTATCATAACAAACCCAGTATTAGCGATAATTTCATCTGTATTATTTCCATTATGCTCTGATAAATCAATACCATGTATACTATTCATGTTCTTGCTCTTCCTTTCCTTTTAAAATATCAATTGCATTGGTTATAACCTTTGGAATGGGAACACCCATCAATCCGACATTTTCAATAATACTAATTAATTCATTTGTCATAAATCCAATGATTACAACATTTCGAATGTAACTAGTTTCAAGTGCTAAATCAAGTAAATTTGCTACAATAACCATTAAAAGAACTAATCCTTTTTTACATAATCCTTTTAACCCGATAGCTGAGGATAAACCACCTGTTTTTGATTTACCCGATTTTTTAAAAACACCTGCTAATAGCAATCCTGTGATATAATCAATACACATAAATGTTATTAAAATTACAAATGGCATCGTTATATCCCCAATTAAATATAATATAAAACTACTAATCAATGCGCAACCAAAAGAAAATACATTCTTCACCTAATCAGCTCCCTTTCGTCTATAGGACAATATCCTTTATTAGTCTGCTCACAATAAACACACCATGTTGCTATCCTTTTGCTTGCTGTCATAGGAACATCAAAAATTTTATGTATAAATTTTGCTATTTCGTCTACCCTAAATCCCAATGAATAATAATGTTTACAATAACTGTGCATTTTTCTTGTTATTACCATTTCGCAATCACACTTTCATATTTCTTTTTAATTTGTAAATCTTCAAAATAAACTCTACCATAACGATACATTTTTCCTAGATTCTCTAATTGAAATATCCCTCTTACATTTTTTGTGTAAACTGTTGCTCCTTTTAAATCTTCATTTGATAAGGCAAACGTAATTGTATTAGATCCATTACATGTATGTTTATTTGATATAAAATAATAAGCACTGTAATTATCAAACCATACACCGACCTGTAATCCATCAAGAATCATATCAAATTTAAATTTTGAATTTGCTGTTTTTGGTTCAATAAAATCAAGTTTATCAACTTTAAACTCATTATTCAAAGCAAAATTTCCGTAATTGGTTTGCGCTAAAAGCTGTCCACTTCTTGTCTTACGTATTTCCTCACGATACTTTACTGAATTTGTTTTTATTGCTATAATATCGTCATTTTTCCATATGTCACTTTCGTCAAAGTTTATCCCAAAATAGATAAAATACGGATTAATTACACTATAAGCATTTGAAATAAATATTACTTTTACTCCTCTGAATCTGTCAACAGTACACCAGAAATGAAGAAAATAATCTTCTACTTCGTTTTGCAAATATCTGTATGTTCCCTCTTTCATAGTGAACTCATCAAAAATAATTGTTTTTACTTTTGGCGTAGCTACTGAGGCTTGAACAACTGATTGCGTTAATGCTTGAGCGAAACCACAATATTTTTCATTAACATAAAAATTTTTGTTTTTTTCTTCGATTTTCCATTCAGGATGATTTTGTACTATAGGCGCAAATAACGAATTTACTTTTTTTATTTCAGTTTTGTAACGTCTTAAATAAATAAATTCTTCGCCATATTTTAAAAACCTTTTAATAACATATTCAAGTGCTCCGTATGTTTTTCCGTTACCACGTTCACCGACTATAAAACTAAAAAGTTTATTATGTGATAAAACTTCATTTATATTAAAATATATATCTTTATTCATATGAGATTAGGGGCAACCGAAATATCTATTGTCACATAGTCCAGTCTATACGGCGGTTCTTCACCGTGACACCCGATAAACTATATTTCGGCTGTTTTCCCTTTTCTCTCCTTTCATTATATCATGTTTTGACTTTTTTGTCAAGCCTTTTATAGTAAAATCTGTATTTTTTAGTACAACTCCGCCTTGTACTTGCTTCGGTTGCAACTTACCTTCATACGTTGCCCCAATTGCAAATTTTTTAATAGTAAATGTTCGTTTTGCTGATTTTGGTAATCCTGCCACCGTTATGTTTCTACGCATTTTATTTTCGTTCGGTTCATGTCCATAATCAACATAGCATTTTTGCCTTAAATATTTACAATATTTTATTACAAATTCTTGTTTCCAGTGTCCTAATTTTGCATTATCCAATTTTATAAAATTAGGAACTTCACCAAAAGCATGAATGCTATCAGTGTCACTATAGATGTAATTGCCTGTTTCATATATCTTTTGTGCACTCCTTATTGTTTCGTTCCTCGCCCATGAAGTAATAAACACAGCGGCGGGAATATAGACAGGTTTTCGTTCTTCTTCCTCTAATTTCTCAAAATGTAATACACCATCTTTTAGTATAGGCTTTTTACTTCTACCTATTGGAGCTGTGCCAAACTTCCCATATAACGAATTTAATAGTAATTTTGCTATCATTGCCATTCCTTTGTTTCCTTTTAATTTGCTTTCTACTTTTACTTTAGACCATTTATTTATATATTCGTCGAACATACCTGTCTGTCCTCTAAATTTCCAACCGTTTATAAACTCCAAATTATAAACATCGTAATGTTCTAAAAACAAACATAAATCTATGTTAGTTAAAAACAGCTCTGGATATTCATAGCCGCTTGATGTTAAATATTCGTTTGCCATAAAAGACAAATTATTTTTTAACTGAATTGTCGGAATTTTATTTTTCTTTAATTCAAATTGTGCTCTAATATGTTGTATATATAACGGATAATTTTTATCATATTCGTATTGACCTTCAAAAAATACCGGTTGTGAATATGGTAATGGCTTCATTAACATAACAGAGGGATACAAACTGTTATAGTCGATAACATAACCGTCTTTTTTTATTATTTTTCCCGCAAAAGCTGGATTTAAATACGTAAAACCACCACGATACGCTTTTCGAATATCACTATCAATTGTATTATCTAATAGTGGGAAAAAATTTCTAAATTTCTTTTCACCACCTAAAATCTGCTTATAATTGTATAATGCGTTGCTTCCTTGTGTCATTTTCTTTAAATTTTGTTCGAAAAAATAGTCTAGTGCTGTAGCGACTATTTTAATATCATTTGTTAAATATAGTTTTTCTTCATCTGTCAATATGTGATTTTTATCCCTGTATTCATCGTAATCAATTGATTCTTTCTGAAACGGCATACCAAAAGATTTAGCAATTTGTGCTACAGGTAAATTTATAATTTTCATACTATCATAAAATTCAATTTTTACTTTTTCGCTTGCATAATAAGTTATATTGTAGTATTTTATATCGTCTGATATCATAGTTGTAAATTTGTTTAATCCTAATTCTTTTTTATCTTTTACCCATTCATAATTATTAGATAATAAATAATTTAAAATAAAACTACCGTCAAATTTTAAATTATGAAAATATATTTTACTATTCTTTTTAAATGTTTTTAAATAATCAAAAAATGAATCAATCGAATTTCCGAAATTTGAAGTAACAAAAGGAATTTCACATATACCCCACGCCCAAACGCGACAGTCTTTATCATCTGTTATTGTTTCAAAATCAGCGCAATATAACATTTTAATCACTTTCAGATATAAAACTATACAATTTCTTTTCACTTACTAATTCTCTAAAAATATCGACTAATTCTGTTAACCTTTGTTGTTTCTGCAATATACTATAATTTTCATTTAAAAATAAATGTAATTCTTCTCCTGATGTTTTTAAAAAATCAACTAATCTATTTGACGGTATTTCTTCAATTAATGCTTTTATATCAATTTTCTTTATCATTGCGTCATTGTCTACAAATTCATTAGAAACACTAAAACCCTCAAGAGCCTTTAACAAATTTTCTTTATACATATCATTTCTATAATTTATATATGATGGATAACTTCTAAACCGAACACTTTTCAACATTCTCCTAAACTCACCTGTAGTTGCAAAATCTTCAGCACTTTTAGTAATTGGTCGTAAATCACCATCCACAGTACCACCCATCTGTAAAAATGAATACGGTGTATCTTTAAAAGGCATATCCATTAATATTTTAAATTCTTTTTCTTTTGCTTTGTTCACCGTCTTTTTATCTTTTTCATATTCATTTATCGCCCATTTATTTATTGTTAGTTTTTCACCTATTTTTATAGGTTTGGTATTTTCGTTTACAAAAAGTTTATCAACAGTTTTAATAAGTTTATTTAAATCCGACTGCTTTTTTACAACTTTTTTTACTTCTGAACTTTTTAATGTTTCTTTGTACAAAGGTTTTAATTCAGGATATTTATTTACTATTCTTTTAACTTTTGCGTTGTATCTTTTAACTTGTTTATCAATTTCGGTTGTAATGCTAACATTCTTTCCACGTCCTGCCGCCATAAAACCACCCCGCAACAATCAACATTAAAAAATTTTTTAGACATTCTTGCATAAATCAATAAAACACACATTTCAGTGGTGATACGTAAACCGTATTGATTCTCATATCCCTTTTTTAGATTGCTGATTACATTTTCATTAGAAATTTTTGATTGAAAATAAATAACGTCTTGCGGTGACAAGAAATAAAAAGTTAAATCATCATTGTATTTATAAGAAAAATTTGTAATTTTAATCACCACCAAGAATTAATAGCGGGTAAGGCGGAAAACTTACCCGCATAAAAATATTACTTCAAAACAGGCTCAAAAGTGAGAATTGCGCGGTCACCTTTTGCAATCTGTTTCACTTTAAATTTGATAGGTTTTTCCCATGAATGGGGATTACCTAATAGTGTTACGATTCTTTTGATTGCATTAAACACCCCAAAAGATACAGCGACATATGATTCGCCTTTATCATCCACAATAATGGTACGAGGGCATTTTTGATAAACATCGTTACCGTCTTCATCTTTTTCTTCTTGTAATACACTTACTGCTTCAATATAAATATCCTTAATAACGATATCCATATTAATAAAATCTTTCAATCTGTGATCAGGTGTGTTTGTATACTTCAATACTTTTAATCTGTTTTCAGGTGTAGACATATCAAAACTTGATACCAGTTCTACACTTTCACCATTAAATACATCTTCTCTAAATGCTAATTCGTTCATAATTCATTCTCCTATTCTTCAACTGTTGAATTTTTAATAAATTGTTCTACACTCATAGAGCGTTTTTCGGTAACAGGGTAACACTCAAGAATTAAACAATTTTTAAATTCTTTTAAAATTGCCTTTCTTGCTTTTGCTTCATTTGATTCAAACAAAACAATTTTGGTTTGCTTTTGTTCTCCGTTCTCATCTAACAAAATTACATTTGCGTGAAAACTTGTGATTGTTCTTGTGAATTTCATTTTTAAACTCCTTTTTATTATATTTGCTTTCCGCGACGCCATTTAATGGCGTTTCGTATTAATTCTCAAATACTCGTCAGGCGGTTAATGCATTAAATTATACAATTGTAAAATGTCATTTTCCAAAAATGTTAAATTAATATCTGCACACAGATTACAATTTTCAATTACTAATGATTGCTTAAAATCATTAAAACTATTATAAATTAATTCTGATAAATATTTAACCTCATTATTCATTCTTCATTACTCCTATTGTAATTTTACCTTTATCATATATACTATATCTCTTAATATTTCCATAAATCATTTTACGATTTACATTTAACCAGTTATTCAATTCGGATATAGTGGCAAATTCTTTATGAATTTGCCGATATCCTTTTTTATATCTGTTGTCAATCAATCTTGTTTGCAGTATCATTTCTCAACATCTCCTTATCTGCTACGTTAGAAATGTAAAAAGTTTTTACTAATTCTCTGGCGACATATCCAACTTGTCTTTTATAAATCTCCCACATTTTACTATTAGATATCTTGTTTTCCATAAATGATTTATATCCGGCACTAGTATACATGTTCCTAATCTCATAATAATAAATTAATGTATTACCATATTGTGCAATGTTATAATCTGGTTCATTCGGATATTCTTTCATATAACGTGCAATTTCTGTCAATTCTAAGCATTTTAAATCATCTTCGATCTGATTCAAAACTGTGTTCAATTTTACATTTTTACTATACTTCATTTTTTGTTTCCTCTTTTCATTTTATTATCGGTTTACACCGTGACGCAATGCTTCATGTAAACATTGCGTTTCGTCTTAATTCTCAAAGACTCGTCAGACGGTTTAAAATTGAACCGGATTTTTACCATATTTTAAAGAGTGAATAAGCCAATAAACACCAGATAAACTCCAGTACAATTCACTAAATAAAACACAACGATAAAATATCCCGTTGATGTCAATACATACGCCCAGTTTATTGTTTATGGTTGTACCGCGCAATACTACAGTTCTACCTGTCATTTCCTCAATTAGTTTACAATGTTCTTTGATTTTTTGCATAGTCATTTTTGTTTCCTCTTTTCGTTTTGTTTCGTAGTCCTCTCTTGACTACATTTATAGTATACTCAAAAATTATGAATTCCATATAGTAATTTTATGAATATTCTGTTAATATTTGCACGCACAATGTGAAGTTTATTTCACATGGGGAACAGCGCCCCAATCATTCAGATCGGAAGAGCG